CACCTAACCCAGTCGGTAAGTGTTTAGCAAGAGTTGCACTTCGTTCATCTTTAGATGGTGAAGCTCGTGGTCAATTTGATGATGTCCTTTCTGTTCAACTAGCCCGTGCTCGTTTTGCAGTATTGCAAATCCAAGCAGCAGAGAAATCTATTCAAGCACCTATTGCTATTCCACAAGATGTACAGGAGTTAGCATTAGGACCAGATGCAATTATGAGGTCTGCTAATCCACAAGGTATTCGTAGAGTTCCACTAGAACTACCAGCAGGAGTTTTTACAGAGTCTGGTGTACTAGAGCGTGAGTTAAGATTAGGTTCTCGTTACCCTGAATCTCGTTCAGGTAATATTGATGCCTCTGTTGTTACAGGTCGTGGAGTTCAAGCACTACAAGCTGGCTTTGATACACAAATTAAAGCAGCACAAGCACAGTTTGCTAGATTATTCCAAGACTTAACTGCACTTTGTTTTGAAGTAGATGAAATTGTCTTTGGTAATATGACTAAGACTATTAAGGGAACCGATGACGGTACACCTTATACAATGAAGTACACACCATCTCGTGATATTAAAGGCGAGTATGGAGTAGATGTACGTTACGGCATTATGTCCGGTATGGATCCTAACCGTGCCATCATTGCATTATTACAAATGCGTAGCGATAAGTTAGTATCAAGAGATTATGTCCGCCGAGAAATACCAATGGAGTTAAATGTTACGCAAGAAGAACAAAGAGTTGACATTGAAGAAATGCGTGATTCTCTTAGGGTTGCTGTTGCTCAGTATGCACAAACTATTCCCGCACTTGCTGCCCAAGGTCAAGACCCATCTAAAATCATTACAAGAATTGCTGAAGTAATCCAAGGAAGACAAAAAGGTTTTCAACTAGAAACCATTATAGAAAAAGCATTTGCACCAGAACCACAACCAGCAGCACCCGCTATGAGTATGCCAACTGCTGGACAACCTGCTATTCCAGCAGCAGAAACGGCTTCCGTTCCTGCCTCGCAGCCAACTGAACAACAACAAAACGGACAGGCTCCTGCTGCTGGACCTAAACCTGATATCGCACAACTACTCGCCTCTATTGGCGGAGCAGCATAAAATAAGGAGGTGAATAATGAATAAAGGATCAAGAGCAGCAGCACCTATGTCAAAGCCGCTAGAGGGCAAGAAGGATACTTCTAAGCCAGCAGGTGGAAAGGTGTTTTTTGGTATGACACCACCAGGTCGCAAAGGAAAGAAAGCGTAATTATTTTAAAGATGGGAGTACTGGGTGAGTAACGATAACAATCTTAATCGCCCAGTGCGACTGTCAGATTACTTAGTAATAGCATCAGGATTTGTCTTAAATTTAGTATCAGTAGTAGAAGCACTTGCAGATGATCTGCACCAATTAGCTATCTACAATTCAACACAAAAGAGCCAAGAAGAAAAAATTTGGCAACAATTTTCGCAAGACTTAGAAACTTTAAAGGAGGAATAATGGCAAGAGGTCCATTAGCTGGCGCATCAGGCCCAGGTAAATACTCCAAGAGAACAGATATGAGTTTAGGTTCAACATCATACGGAGAAGGTGGCGAAACTGCTGCACTTAATACAGCAGTAGCAAAATCAGAAACTCGCGGTATTGCAGATAATGTAGGCGGAAGACCTAGAGAAGGTATAACCCCATTATTTGCACAAACTGAACGACCAAGCGAACCTATTACTAACGGAATTGACGTAGGTGCTGGTGCTGGTTCAGAAGCATTAATGATGCGCCAACCAGATGATTCAAATTTTAGAGCAGCTATAACATCATATAAGCCTGTACTTAATTATGTTGCAGATTTACCTAATACCTCACCAGAAACCCGCCAAGCAATTAGGCAGTTATTTGATAATTTATGAGTATATGGAACAGAATTGGTGATGTAGCTACCACAACTGCAAAAGATCTTTTTAAATTTGGCGGTGAAGTTCTGGGAGCGGGAGCTGGAACTGCAAAGTTTGCTTGGGATATTGGTACAGCACCTTGGAATGATGCTGAAGAATATAATGGATTTATCCAACCTTTTAAAACTGCTGCTAGTAAAGAAGGCGCAAATATAATTAAACCATTGGCTTCTGCCGGTGGTGCTATTATGAAAGTTCCTGGTGTTCAGCCAGCACTTGAGCGCATTAATAAAATTAATCAAGAATATATTAGAGAACCACTTACTACATTTGAGTTAGTCCAAGGTGATGTTCTTAAAGGTACAGCAAGTTTTTTTGACCCTAATGAGTGGAGCAAAGCCTATAAAGGTGCTCAAGAAATTTCTTACGGTCAAGCAGTATTAGGTAAATATAGAAATGTTTACGATTCAAAATTTAACATTTATGATCCTCGTGAGCGAGAGAAAGCATTTAAAGATAGTGCTTGGGGCAGAAATTTATCAGGTACTATTGATTTAGGTGCTCAACTTTTTGGTGATGTAACTCTTGCAGGCGGTAAAATAGCCAAAGCTGTTAAGGCTAGTGAGTTGGGTGTCGGTGTTCTTAAAAATTCAGATGTTGTTGCTAAAGCAGCAGAAGATATTACTAAAGCTCAGTATGGAGTTAACAATCGTTTTAGTAAAATATTAGATGATTTTACTGATAATAATTCTGCTTATGCTATTTCCCATCCTATGGTTAAATCATCAAATAACCCAGGATTACTCGCACACTTATTAGGTGATTCAGTAGATCGGGATGAGACTGCTCTTATCCTCAGATCAGCTCTTGGCGATCCTGTTGCTATGGATGAACTACGTCTATCAAGAGATTATATAACTGATGCACTAGAGACTGCTCGCGGTAAATTATCAGCAGTAGATGAATACAAACTATTTTCAGCTCCTGATGGAACAGGTATGATTCCATTTTTAAATGACAATCCAGCAGTAATAAATGAAGCCTTGTCTAATTATGAATCACTTGCAAAAAATGATAAATACTTTTCAGACCTAATGCAATTAGGTGAAGGTGGTGGTGTTCTTAACCGTACTACTGGTAAAGGATTACAAAGTGTTGAGGATCTTGTAGCCAAATCCCGTGCTGTTAGATTTTATGATAAAACAGTTGGTAATTCTCGTGTTGAAATTTATCAACCAACACCATTTCATCGTTTATATCAAAAAATATCTTGGTCTTTAAAAGAACGACCTTCTGGCTTAATTGATTTTAATGATGCAGATTCTTATAAAGAAATAGTTGCTACTATTAACCGAGTACAAAAAACTAAAATATTAGACTTAACACCAGAGCAAAGCAAAAAAATGTTAGATAGTTATATATCTGCTTCTACACCAGAAGCAAGATTTACTGCTACTTTAAATATTGAAGGTCAAGTTCTCCGAGCTTTAGCAAAAAAACATAATATTGATGAAGATGTTGCAAATAAATTATACAACAACTATAAAGGTGCTAGAACATCGGCTTTAAAATCTATAAAAGATAAAGGCTTTATGGTTGATTATGATAATTCAATTATTAAAGTTCCTCAACTTGAATCTCAAACTGCTGATTATTTGCCAATAATGGATTTTGACTTAATGGATAATTTACTCAAGCGTAATAGTTCAGTTCTTAACTCGCTTAAAGGTAGACCCGTTGATACTGCATTTCATTATGCGGATGTATTACAAGATGCTTTTAAAGCTGGAGCATTACTTCGTCTTGGTTATACTATGCGTAACGGTATAGATTCTCAACTTCGTATAGCAGCAGCAGTTGGTTCGCTTGCTACTTTGCGTCACTTAGGCCCTGGTCTTAAAAATATATTAAATAATACTGTTGCTGTTCCAGCAAGGTTAGCTGATAGGTATCTTGCAGTAGATTCGGGTATGACAATTAAACAAGTTCAACAATCAAATGTTTCTGTTATAAAAGAACTTGAAGGTCTTAAAAAATCTATATCTGAAATTGAAACAAAGTTATCTTTAAAGCCAGACGATTTAAATTTATCTGGTGAGCTTAATACATTTAAAGAATTACAAAAAGAAAAATTAGCTGTATACAATCATTATTCAGAAGTATTAAATAGGATAAAAACTACCAATCCTAAACAACGTATTGGCACTGGTTCTTATAAAGTAACCACATCTGATGGTCAAGTTTATGAACTTAATGATGCTTTTGGTGGCCCACTAGGTGATATGTTTAGACGTATTGCTTCTTCTGGTAATTCATTTGAGCGTATGGTTGATAGCAATACTGATATGTATGCAAAACAACTTACATCTAAAGGTATTGCCCAGATAAAACCTACCGATCCTGGGTACTTTGAACAATGGGCGCAAACCCTTCGTCAACAATTTGGTAATTCAACAGTTGTTAAAAAAATTAATAAAGGTCAATCTCTTGAAGATATTTCTCTTTGGTTAAGAAATTCACCAGAAGGTCGCGATCTAAGAAAAAGACTATCTATAGACTCTGATGAAGCCGCAGAATATGTTACAAAGGTAAATGGATTCTTAGATCATTATCTACCAGTTTCATCTAATCTTAGAGATAAGTTATCTAATATAACTGCTAATGATTTAAGATCAACCTTTAAAGATCCCACAGAACTACCTATTATTCACGGTCACGTTCTTGAAGAAAATATGAGCAACTTAGGTAAGATTCAAGCCAAAGGAATTGTTAATACTTTATTTCGTTTCTTAGGAACTTTACCAGAAGATACTTGGGCTAGAAATCCTTTGTATATTCATTTCTATCGTCAAGAGGCTAAGCGCCGCGTTGATATAGTTGCAGGTCTTAGAGGCGATAAAATATCTACTGCTGATCAAGAAGCAATTATGAAACAGGCCCACAAAACTGCTTTGCGAGAAATGAAAGGCGTTCTTTTTAATATTGAACGCAAATCTAATTTGGCTGGTGCTATGAAGTATATTAGTCCGTTTTTTTCTGCTCAAGAAAACGCTTACAAAACTTGGCTTAAACTAGCTGTAGCTAATCCTCAAATTGTTAATCGTGGTTACCTTGTGTGGAACTCACCAAACAAAGCAGGTCTTGTAACAGATCAAGATGGAAAAGAAGTCCCAGCAGGTCAAACATCTGGTAGTGACCTTATTTGGCTAGGATTGCCAAAGGGATCTACAAAAATTCCTTTTATTGGAAAAGGATTAGAATCCTTTACAACACCTGAAGGAAAAGCTGCTGATGGTGCCATTATCAAGGGTGGATTTGGAATACCAAAAGCTTCGTTAGATATTTTATTTCAAGGCGGTTTAGATGCCCTTTATATGAAGGGGAATCCAAATATATTTAGTGATATATTCCCAGTTGGTCCTTACGTTGCAATTCCTGCATCAGAAATAATAAAGCGCAAACCATCGTTAGAAGAATCTTTTAAATGGGCGCTCCCTTTTGGACCTACTAAAAATGCAGTATCAGGATTTTTACCAACTTGGCTTCAAAAGAAAATTACAGAAAATGCCGGTCTTGATGATCCACAATTTTCTCGTAGCTATCAATTAATATGGAATACTGAACAACAAAAAGCAAAGCGTAATGGCTTACCTCCAGTATCCTCAAACAAAATTCTTGAAATGACTAAAGACTATTGGAATATGCGTAGTGTTGCTAATTTAATTATGCCATTTGCTCCAAGATTTGATAGTCCATATAGATTCTATTTAGATAAGTCTCGTGAATATAAAAGAATTTATGGTCTTAATGCTGATGCTCAATATCTAAAAGATTTTCCTGAGTTCTTTTCATTTTCAGCAAGTCTTTCATCTAATCCAACTAGCGTTCAATCATCAGTACAAGCTATTGGTAATATAGAAAAATATAGTGGTCTTGTAGGAGACCTTGCTAAAATTGAACCTAAATTAGTTGGTTTAATTGTTAACGATCCTTCTGGTTATGAATTTTCTCAAGCATCATATAATTATTTATATAATAAAAGAATATCAGCAGACTCTCCAAATAAGTTTTTATCATCACAAAGTCCTGCTGAGGCCCAACGCAAGAATGAAGCCGAAAAAGGTTGGATTCAATATAATCAATTTTCTAATGCTTTAGATGTTGAACTCAAAAAACGAGGTCTTTCTTCAACCCAAGAAAAAGGTGCTGAAGATTTAGCATATTATAAACAAGAATTTATCCGAAAATTATCAGTCCAAACAGATTCTGCAGGCAAGCCAATATGGGATGATAAGGCTGGTCAATACCAACAAACTGCTTGGTCAGATGATTATAATGATTCAGATGGATCTAAAACAAACCGCATAATTTTAGGTCTTTCAACTATTCTTAATGATGATAAATTTATGAAAACTAATAAAGATAATATTACTTGGAAATCTGTATCTATCTATCTTGACTTTAGAAGGGCAGCATCTTCAGAACTTGCTGGAAGAGAAGTAAAATCTATTAATGCCAAAGCAAATGCTGATATAAGGTATTACTATGATGCAATTGTAAATAAATTAAAGAATGATGATCCACTTGGATTTTCATATTTATATGATAGATTTTTATCACAAGATCTTGTATACGATAAATACTTAACACCAAAGGGGGTTAAATAATGAGTTTCGCTGATCAATTTGGTATTCCAGAATATAAAGGATCAACAGATACTACAACTAAAAAATCTGGTACTTATACTAGAACTCAAATTTCCTCAAACCTTCCAAATGATCTTGCTTTAGAGCAAACCATAAATCAAATATTCAAGCAATTCTATGGAAGAAGTGCTACCCAAAGTGAATTAGACATTTATCTTCCCGAAATAAGAAATTTATATAAAGGTCCAGACGGTAAAACTAAGAGCACTATTAAAGAGACTTATGTTAATGGAAACCTTGTAACTAGCGAATATTTTACAGCAGATAATCAGGATCCTAAGCTATGGCTTACTGATAAAATCAAATCTAATTTACTTGCCGGTAAACAAGAGGTAAATAAGTCTGCGATTCCAGAAGGACCTTCTGGTAAATACTTTATTGAATTAAAAAATTTAGCATCTAAAAATGGCATTATGCTTTCAGACTCAGCAGCAACAGATTATTCTAATAAAATTGTAGCTGGTACAATAGATGCTGATACTGCTAGTAATATTATTAGAGAGAGCGCAGCATCTGCTTTTCCTCAGTTTGCAGATAAAATAAAATCTGGCGTTAATTTACAAACTTTAGCAGATCCTTGGATTCAGTCTATGAGTTCTATATTAGAGATACCTTATACCAGTATAGATTTATTTGATCCTACTATTCGTGGTGCTATAAGTCGCGGGTATCCAAAAGTAACTGCTACTTCTGGTATGGGTGGAGTTAGTGGTGGCGAATATACAATATATGATTTTGAAAAAGATCTTCGCCAAGATCCTCGCTGGCAATATACAAAAAATGCTGAAAAAACAGTTTCTAGTGCAACACTTAAAGTCCTTCAAGACTTTGGAATGGAAGCCTAACAATGGCAAGACCAACTACAAATGAATTTGGCGAAGTTACTAATGAAGGTGTGCCATTAACTCCAGAACAAAAATTTGCACAATACAAGAAAGTTGTTACTGAAAGTGGTAACAAATTAGATCCTAAAGTAAATATTGAAACTTTTGGTGGAAAAACACCAAAGCAATTAAGTGATGAGGCAGATGCAAAAGCCAAAAAAGAATTAGAACAATTTAACGAAACTGAAAAAATACGCCGTGCAGGTCAATCTGCCTATGATATTTTGTTTTCAAAATTTAATCAAGTTGGATTATCTTCCTTAATTGAACCATTAAAATCTTTAATAGTTTCTGGTCCATCAGAGGCTGAATTAACATTAGCTTTAAGAGCAACTCCTGCCTATCAAACACGTTTTGCTGCAAATGCTGAGCGCATTAAGGCTGGTCTAGTTCCACTAGATGAGGGTGTATATGTTCGCCTAGAAGATCAATACCAAAAAATTATGCGTAATTATGGGTTGCCTTCTAGCTACTACGCTAAAGATAGTACTGGCAAACAAATTGGTTTTGAAAAATTAATTAGTAATGATGTATCATCAACAGAATTAGAAGATAGAATAATGACTGCGCAAAATAGAGTTATTAATGCAGCACCAGAGGTAACTGCTGCACTAAAACAATTCTATCCTGATATTACTAATGGTGATATTCTTGCTTATGCTCTTGATCCAACTAAAGCATTATCTGATATTAAGCGTAAAGTAACTGCTGCTGAAATTGGTGGCGCGGCAATAGGTGCTGGTTTAGATACAAGTGTAACTAGAGCAGAGCAATTAGCTGGCTATGGTATTAACCAAGATCTAGCAAGGAAAGGTTATACCACTATTGCTGGTGGATTAGAAAGAGGCAGACAACTCTCAGGAATTTATCAACAGTCTCCATATGATTTAAAGACTGCCGAACAAGAAGTATTTAATCTTACAGGTGGAACAGAAGCAGCAAGAGAACGTAAGAAAATTATCGGAATGGAAAAGGCCACCTTTGGTGGTCAAACTGGTATAACCAGTGGAGCACTAGCAAGAGATAGAGCTGGCTCCTATTAACTAGGCCTACCATCAGAAACACCGGTCTGATGGAGAGACACCAAAACCGGTAGTAGAAGCCATACAGAGATCCCCAAACTGTATGAGGTCTGCGACAACTACAACGAATGGGAGATGGACTATGTCCAACAATGACTACGAGGATGATGACGATACAGACACAAGTACTGAATCGTTAAGCAATGATCTCGTTAAACAACTACGCAAGGCTAATAAAGCAAAAGATAAAGAGTTAGCAGATCTTAAATCTAACTTTGAATCTTTAAATAAAGCGCAAAGAGAACGAGCAATCAAAGATGTCCTTACGTCTCGTGGGGTAAATCAGAAGATTTCTTCTTTTATTCCGCAGGATATAGACCCAACTGAAGAGTCTGTATCAAAATGGTTAGAAGCAAACGCAGATGTGTTTGGTATTCAAGCCGAAGAAGTACCCCAGAAACCTAATGTTGACCCTGCTCAAGCGGCAGCGTACAAGAGGATGACTAATACTGTTGAGCAAGGGATTACACCTGAGCACAATGAAGATATTATGAAAAAACTTATGAA